CGAGGGGCGGTGGTCGCCTCAGCAGGACTTCGACCTCGCCATGCGCTGCCTGGCGGCCCGGCACATGGGCCCGATGGAGCACGTCGCGGTGGTCGACTGGAGCGCCGACCGCGACGACTTCGGCAACCTCGCTCGCCCCTGGGTGCAGGTGCGCAAGCACATCGAGGGAGAGGCCGGATGCTGACCGTTTCCGTGCCCGGCGAGCACGCGTTCGCCGTCATGCGGCTCGGCTGCAACGCGCTGCCGCTGCCGATCCCGCAGCCGGCCGAGGTAGTCGGCGGCCGCGTGGTGCGCGTGGCCGTGCACCACGGTGACCTCGCCGAGCTCTCGGCGCACGCCATCGCCGACCGGCGGGAGCGTCTGCTCATCGCCGCCCGGGCGGCGGGCTGGGAGGTCACCCGGACCCCGTCTGCGTTGGTGGAGCGGCTGACCTTCACCCGCGGCGCCGAGCGCCAGAGCGTGCTCGCCCGGCGCAACGACTACGGCTTCTGGACCTCGACCGCTGGCGCGCTGGTGGGCATGATCGAGGTAGGCGTCATCGAGGGCGCCGCCTGGAGCTCGAGCCCGTGGCGCGCGCTCAGCCCCCGCGGCCACGTCTGGCCGGTGCGCGGGGCGCGCTTCGTGCACAGCGACCTCGAGGTCCCGCCCCAGCTCGGACTATGGCGCCTGCCTCCGTCGCTCGAACGCGTGCTCCGCGCTGAGTTGGCGCGCCTCGAGCTTGAGCAGTCGCAGGCGGCCAACATCGCCCGGGGGCAATCGTGAGCCTTGGCTGGATCGTGGCGCCGCCACAGCAGGCCGGCGGCTTCCTGATCGCGCCCACGCTGCAGGCGGCAGTCTGGGAGGCTCACCAGCGCGGCTGGCGCGTGTGGCGCGAGGGCCGCGACGACGACGGCGACCGCCGCTGGAGCATCGAGCCCCAGGCGATGGTCGAGGACCACGCCGCGCGGCGCTTCGTGCTCAACCTCGAGGTCATCGAAGGCTACAACCGGGCCAGCGATCCGCCCGCGGTGGGGCATGGTGTCTTTGCGGTCCCGTCGGCGCCGCCTGTCCGTGCCCCCAGCGACACCCAGCCGGCCCCTGAGCCTCGCCCGGCGCCGCGCCCGACCGAGAGCCGCCCCATCGACCCTGCGCCGCCCAAGGCGCCCCCTGCGGCCGCACAGCGCCTGCTGTTCGGCTGAACCACCCCAAGGAGTACCCGTGACGACCATCGCCTTGCAGCCGCTGACCGGCCTGCACACCGTCCAGGGCCGCCGCATCGTGCCCATCACCGACGCTGATCACCTGCGGGCCACCCCGCTGGTGAAGACCTGCCTCCTCGACGCGCAGGCCCGCGTTCGTCGCGAGTGGCGGGCCGCGCCCGACCTGTGCATCGCCGCCTCGGTGCTGCCCCGCGAGCAGTGGCGGCGGCGCCATGCCGGCTACGCGGCCTGGCTCGAGGCCGACTGCCCGCTCATCGGCGCCCCGGGCTGGAGGTCCAGCATGGTCATGCAGCACGTCCAGGCGTGGGGCGACGACCCGATGCACGGCGGGTGGTCCGCGCAGATCGACTTCCTGGCCATGTACCCGCGGGGCAACCGCTCGGCGGACGCCTGGCTCGACCACATCGAGGCCGAGATCGCCACGGTGTGGGAGCCCGCCCTCGAGGAGGCCGGGCTCAAGCTCTGCAGCGACCTGCCACACACGCCCACCTTCGGCATCGTCGAGCCGACCATTGTCGAGGAGGGGTCGCTCGCGACCGCGCGGGCCCTGAACGGCCTGTCGGGCTGCTACGGCGGCGGCGGCCACGGCGCGCACGCGCTGGCGGTCAGCTGGCTCATGTTGGACGGCAAGGTCGAGCTGCCGGGCCCCATGACCGACCTGAGCCCCGCGCAGCGCGCCAAGCTCGCAGCGCTGGGCCTGACGATGGCCATGTCGGCGCCTGCGCTGCTCTCCGCGCCGGCGGTGACCGCCGCGGTCAACGCGCAGTGGGGGCGCCTGACCGGGGACATCGCCCCGCTCCAGTACGAGGACCGCTGATGGGCAGCACGCGCGCGCTCCCCGGCCGCTGTGGCTGGCCGCTGGCCAACGGCGGCCGGTGCACCAAGAAGCCCCGGCAGGGCTTCGAGCGCTGCGCGCTGCACAAAGGGGTCGAGGACCGCGAGCGGCAGACCAAGGCCGACCGCACCCCGGGCTCGTACCTCAAGGGCCTGGCCGGGCGCGGCGCCGCGCGGCTGGCGGAGATGATGGACGACCCCGAGTTGCTCAACGTGCGGCGCCCCGCAGCGCTGCACGCCATGTCGCTCGATCACGTCCCCTTCGATCCCACGCCGCAGCTGCTTGAAGAGCTCGCCCGGTCCAACGCGGCGCGGCGCCTGGGCGTCAACTTGGCGGACCTCGACCCGGCTGCGGTGGCCGAGGTCGACCGCTTCGAGGCGCGCATCCGCACGCACAAGATCGCGTCGCGGGCCGCGGCCGACCACGCAGAGGTGATCAACCAGGCCAAGCGCGCCGCCGGGGCTGAGGAGGTCGCGCGCGCCGAGGCGCTGCCGCTGATCGTCGACCTCGCCAAGCAGCTCGCCGCCATCGCCCGCCGCTACATCCCCGCGGACCGTCACGACGCCTTCGCCGCCGACGTGGCCGCGGCCGTGTCCGGGTCCATCGCGCGCCTGGGTCGCGTCAAGCACGAGCTGGTGCGGCAGGCTGAGGAGCTCGGGTGAGCAAGAAGATCCCGCTCGCTCGCGAGGACCTGCGCACCGCGGGGCTGATGCAGGTGCTGGCGCTGTTCAAGAGCCAGGCCTGCCCGTTCGAGCCGGGACGCAACCTGCTCGAGTTCGTGACCCGCTACGGCTTGCAGGTCGACGGCCACGCCTTCGACATGCTCGAGTACAGCCACCTGCGCGAGCTCTACCAGGCCGTGGCCACCTACATCGTGGTCATGGCCGGCGCGCAGAGCGGCAAGAGCGCGTGGATCATGGCCGACCTGCTGCGCACGGGCGTGGTCCGCTGGGGCGGCAACATCGGGTACTACTTCCCCGACAACCACCTGCCGGTCACCTTTTCGCGCACCCGCTTCGCCCCGATGGTCCGGGCCTCGCCTGACCTTGCGCACTGGCTGGGCCAGGGCACGGCCGACAAGGACGACGTCGACCAGGCGCACGTCAAGTCCTTCGGGGCCACGACGTTCATGTTCCTGTCGGTGGCCGGCCGCTCGACGACGGAGGGCACCCCGATGCAGGGGGTCTTCTTCGACGAGGTGCGCCGGATGAACGAGGGCGACATCCAGCGCGCTGAGGAGCGGACGTCGGCGCAGACCGACCCCGTGTTCCGCTACGTCAGCACGGCGCTGTTCCCCGACAGCGACATCCACAAGTACTTCCTGCGCGGTGATCAGCGCTACTTCCACACCGAGTGCGGCTGCCCCGAGGGCATCGTGCTCTCGCTGACCTGGCCCGACTGCGTCCTGGACCTGCGCGGCGCCTCGCCGCAGCTGCGGGCCAAGGCCGAGCACACCTTCTCGCACGCCGGCATCCCCTTCGGCGGCATGAACGCCAAGGAGCGCGCGCAGTACGGCGATGTCGTCTACTACTGCCCAGCGTGCGGCACCGTCATCACCGACCCGCGGATCGGGTGGTGGGAGCCGCACGCGCCGCAGAACGTCGGGCGCCGCAGCTACCAGCTGCCGCAGATGCTCAACCCACGGTGGCCGGCGGCCCGGATGCTCGAGTTCTTCCAGCAGCCCGGCCTCGACGTGCAGGAGTTCCACAACTCCAAGCGGGGCATGCCGTTCCTGAGCGCCGACAACGTGCCGGTCAACGAGGACGCGCTCGCCTCGAGCGTCGACCCGCGCGCGGTGTGGGCGGCCATGCAGACGGCTCAATGGCGCCGCACCGAGCTGGGCCGCACGGCGATGGGCGTGGACGTCCAGCGAGGCTACCTCGTCGCAGTCATCAAGCGGCGGACGTCGGACGGGCTCTACGCCACGGTGCACGTCGAGGTCGTGCACAAGAACCGCGGCTCGGGCGACCCGTGGGAGGCGCTGGCCGGCCTGATGGCCGAGTACAACGTGCACTTCTGCGTGGTCGACGCGCAGCCCGAGTGGGACAACGCGCGCCGCTTCGCGCTGGCCTTCCGGGGCCGCGTGTGGCTCTGCCAGTACGTCGAGGGCGGCGCCGGCACCGTGATGGTGTCCTGGGGCGACGCGCAGGAGAAGAAGCGCGAGAAGGGCGACGCGAAGTTCCCGTACATCGTCAACGTCATGCGCACGCTGGCGTTCCAGTGGTCGCTCGGCATGTGGAAGCAGGGCCTGAAGTGCTGGCCGAAGCCCGACGCACTGCTGCAGACCTTGCCGACGCAGAAGGGGGCGCCGGTGCTGGCCGCCAACCTCGGCGGCGGCGGGTGGGCCCCGGTGCGGGTGGCGGTGGACCTCTACGCCTTGCACCTGCAGCGCGTGGCCATCATCCGGGTCAAGCCGCAAAACGACCCCTCGCGCGGGCGCACGGGCCGGTTCCAACTGCGCGCCGAGCACATCGGCCTCGACCCGCACTTCGCGCACGCGGAGCTCTACGCGGACGTGGCCCTGTCGCGCCTCGCCCCGCCGATGATGACCCGGGCGCCGACCGAGATCGCCGCCGATGGCGACGCGGAGTAGCGCGCCGCGCTACACTGGCGGCGTGCAGCACCCCTCCCTCAACGTCGCGCGCGCGTTGGCCGCCCTGGGCGGCGGCACTGCCGCGCCTGAGCGGCAAGCGACCACCATCGAGGGCCACCTCGAGCTGCGCCTCGTCAACGGGCGCGACAACCTGGTCGAGCGCGCGGTGGCAGCCTACCGCGAGGCCCGGTCGGATGGCCGTGGCGGCGCTCGCCTACCGCCCCCGAAGCCTGAGCAGGCGGTCATGATCGCCGGCCGGATGACGCTGAACGGCAACGTCTGCTGCTACAACCGGAGCGAGGAAGAGCTCCGGGCGGCGCGTTACCGGCTGCTGCCGATCAGCTACACCTGCACCTGCGGCACCCAGTGGGAGATCGCCATGCGCTACGGGGCGCGTTCATGACCGGCGGTGATCCGGCGGACCTGCCGGAGTGGTCCGCCGACGTCGTGCGGCGCAACGCGGAGTCGGCCGAGCTGCGCGAGCTGGGCCAGGAGCTCATCGCGCGCGGCATCCGCGAGCTTGAGGACGGAGGCCTGCAGCTGACCCCTGAGGCCTACGCCGCGGTCAAGCTGCGGGCCGAGCGCGCCGCGACCGTGAGCCCGGTGCCGAAGCTGCCCCGGACCATCGTGCGGGAGATGGGCGGCGCGGTGCCACGGGGCGCCGCCGCGGGCCGCGCGCAGCTCACCTTCGATCAGCTGCGCCTGCTGCGAGAGAAGGTTGCCATCATCCAGGTCATCCACGCCGCTGTGCACGCCAAGATCCGGCGCGTGTGCCGTCGGTGGGATGGCCAGCGGCACGAGGTAGGCTGGGAGGTCACGCACCGCGACGCGCTGCGGCCCGATGGGCGCGTCCCGCGGGGCTTCGAGCCCGTCATCCGCGGCTTCGAGCGCTTCATGGAAGAGCCCGCGGTTGGCCGCTGCTCGACCCTGGCCGACTTCATGGTGCTGGTCGCCGAGGACTACCTGACGATCAACCGGCCGGTCGTGGCCCCGCTCTACTCGGTGGCCGACCCCCAGCGGATCGTGGGTTGGGAGCCTGTCGACGGCGCGCTGATCCTGCCGCTGGCCGACTGGCTGGCCATGAGCACGTTCGGCGCCGGCTGGATCGAGCGCAAGGTGCCGACGTCGCAGATGGAGCGCCGGGCCCTGGTCGAGCAGATCTTCCAGGTCAGCCTGAACGACATGCGCTGGGTGATGATCCGCGACGGCCTGCCCGAGCGGTTCTTCCGCGACCACGACCTGATCGTGGGGCAGGCCCGCACGCGGACCGACATCCAGTGGGCCGGCTACAACCCGTCGACCGTGGAGACGGCCGTTGAGCTGATCGCGGCCTTTCAGGGCACGTTCCAGTACAACGCCAACTTCTTCCGCGACGGCTTCATGCCGGACTTCGCCCTGCTCATCAAGGGCAACATGGCGCCGGAGGACATGCAGCGGTTCATGCAGCAGCTGCAGGACGCCGCGCAGGGCGTGCAGCGCGCGCACCAGCCCTTGGTGCTGCCCGTGCCCGACGGCGGGAGCGGCATCGACAAGGTCGACCTGAAGAAGACCAACGCGGAGATGGGCTTCGAGACCTGGCTGTCCTGCTTGGTGGCGCTGACCTGCGCGGTCTACCGCGAGGACCCGAGCTCCATCAACGCGAAGCCCTGGGCTGGCGGCGCCGGCGCGTCGCTGAGCGAGGCGAACCGCGCGCAGGAGATCGAGCTGGCGCGCGCCGACGGCCTGCAGTCGCTGCTCGGGCACCTGACCGACCACCTGCTGACGCCGATGGCGCGCCGGATGCACCCCGACCTGGTCGTGCGGTGGCACTTCGGCGAGATGGACCCTGAGCGCGACGCGAAGGTCTACCAGATCCGCACGCAGGTGGACCTGACGCCGAACGAGGCCCGGGTGCTGCGCGGCATGGCGCCC